AGCCAGTGTCACCCCGATGAGAATTGTCGCTGGATCTGCCATCTTAGATTTCGATCCTCACCATCATCAGATGGGTTGACCCATCCGGCCCGTAATTGAGCATGTTCGATTCATGCACAAACCCCAGTCGCATCGCCCACCGCACCGCAGCGGGATACCGAGGGTCCACCACACACTCGAGTCGTGCCACTCGATAGCCGTCGATCACGTTTTTCACCGCTTTGTGAATCGTCTTTTTGTACTGCGGCATCAGCGGAGACAGCATCGACCACACTTGCGCGCGACCCTCCCAGAATTTGCAGATCCCCGCGACGGCGATCACGTCTCGGCCGGCGAACGCGGTAAAACAGGGGCCCGTGTACTGCAACGCTTGGCCGTGGGAGCGCGTCAACAAGTGCGCGACGTGTCCTTGGGACGGCTGTAGCGCGAGCCACGTCAAGTGCCACGGCTCGAACTTCACAATGTCTACCGGTCTTGGGTGACCAGCGACGGCATAATCGCCACCACTGTCCCCGCCAGTCCTTTGTTGAACCGCCAACATATCAAGTTCTCCGTAGTGTAATTTTCCGGCCACGACACGTCTTTATCCCCGGTAAACAAGGGCACGGCTGAATCGGTGGGATCGCCACCCGTCCGAAAGGTCAAGCGCGTCAATTTGTCGAAGGACGGGCCCACCGACATCCCGCCCGAGTCATACAGACGAAACACCACACGATTTGTCCGTTGGAATTTCCCTTGTGCGGTGCCGGTCGCAGAGCCCGCGTCAGAGCGAAGCGTTTGCCCGTCACTGTTGTAGGCATAGCCCACATGCACCACCGAGGACGCGCGATCGAGCGTGATCGTCCCAGTCGCACTCACGACGCAATCGGGATGCACGGCGCCATCAGCGAGGACTTGAACGGTTTCGCCGGCTAAGTGATAAAGCCCAGTAATCGTGCTCGCCGCAGCCCCGTCATACGTGAGCCCGCAGTCGAAAAAGAACTGATCCACCGGATCGTTGCCCTGTTCCCAGATGTCGGTCATGAACTCCACGGTGCGAACAGAGCGGCCATTGATGTACCGTTGCACCACACACCAGAGTTCGTCATAGTGACCGTCTGAGGACGGGATCACACAACACGATTCCACCAGCGCGTGGACCGTATGACCTGAATTGGAATAGCCCCCGATCTCGTGCCGCTCCCACCCGACCACTTTGTCCTCTTTGCTGAAGACACAACTCACCAAAATCCCATCGCGCCGGGGGGCCCAGATGACCGGGATCTTTTTCTTCTGATAGGCCAGTTCGACCAACCCGGACGACGCCACGGTGGACTCGCCCGCATCAGGATCAGCCGGGTCATATTTGCCTTTCGTAATGTGTTCAGCGAGCACCGTCGAGTCCGTCGACTGCAACGTGTTCTCGTAATACAAATAGTTCATTTCACGGACGCGGGTGCTGCCCTTCTCGATGTAGAGGAGCGAGGAACCGCACTTCACCGGCTGCGTATCCGCACTGCCCCAGTCGGAGGACTGTTCGGCGTGGACGTTCGTCGGGGTCAACGCTTCTTTCAACGTGGACGGGCTCACCAACCACTCGCCTTCGAAGGTGCCCACCGCGACCCCGTTGGAGGTGCCCTTCATCCAGCGAATCGTTTGCACGTCGTCGGAGTTCAGTCGGAAGGACACGGCATGGCTATCGGTCACCGTCCCATCGAGGGAGGAAGACGGCGCCATGTTGTCGTAATCGCCCACGCGCGAGCCGTCGAGCCGTTCCGGAATTTCCGGCACGCCCCCACGATAGAGTCGATCACCGTAGAAGGTCGTACAGGCGGGGTAGCCCGTCGTGTCCGAATAGAGCCCCAGGCGCCATACCGACTTGGCCGTGGTATCCACCAGCGAATTGATCACGGTGACAGTCACCACGGTGGTACTCGTCCGCCCAGTGATCACACAGTAGCCCCAGACCGACCCCTGCTGTATCCGGATCAGCCGGCCGACATCGGTCGTTTGAAAGCCCGTATCATCATTGATCCCGGTGACCGCCGAAGCGGTCAGCGTAACCCCAGCACCCGTCGCCGCACTCGGCGTGAGCGTGGTCGCGGTGATGTTCTCGGCCATGTAGGGGCCGTCGAGAAAGGTCGTATTGGCGAGCGTCCAACTCGAGTCCGTCACGCGCGTGAGCTTCGCTTCGGGATAATCTGGGTGACTGATATAGAGGACGTCAGCGGATTGCGTGAACTTCAGTTGAAAGAGATCCGCTTCCTGGTACGACGTGCCGGGGGTATAGACGCGCTTCGCCGCTCCCCCACTGACGTACGTGGTAAAGGCTGAAGTATCCACCGCGGTGCCCGCCGTGCTGTACAACTCAAACGTATTGGCCCCGGCATTGACGTTCGTCACCTGGAACCGGCGCCCGTTCACTTCGGTCATCCCGACCACCCCGGAGACGTCGACGTGATCGCCGTTCGACGGATCGGTCCCGGTGTACGTCAAGACACCGGGGTTCGCTTTCGAAATCCCGGTGATCGTGAGGGTCAGATCGTAGATGGGGGCGCGGTCCTTGGTGAACCGGATGTACTGGTGCCCGAATTCGAGGACGAACGAGGAGATGGTGGAGTATTTGAACTTGACGACCCGCGTGGCTCGCGTCGAGTCCTTCACTTCAGCGGAGAAGTACAACCCCGGTCGACGGGTCACCGGACCTTGCAAAAACGGGAGATGATTCTTGAGGACACGACACGCGGATCGATAGCGGTCGAACGTCACCCGGCCGGCGAGCAACCCCGAAAACTCACCTGAGTTGAAATTCTCTTGAATAGGCGAAGCCGAAGGCACCGATCACCTCTCGCGCCACGTCTCGTCCACCAACTGTCCACCCTGCCGAGCCAGGATCCAGCTATCCACCGGCTCAAACTGTTGCGTCTGTTCAAAGGCGTTCATCTTCCGCGCGGCCGCTTTTGCCATCTCGTATTGCCGCAGCATGGATTCTTGTTTCGAGTTCGATTGTGTAATTTCCTCACAGCAATGCCACGCGAGCTTGCACGCCAGCATTTCGATAAAGAGGGGGTGATACTTGGTCGGGTCCGTCACCAGCGCGTGATAGACCAGTTCAATTTCGTTATCCTCATTGGTGAGGATCGCGTTGTAGCCCTCGTGGAGTTCCACCGACCAGTCGAGGGAGACGCGCGCGGGCTTCCGGAAAGTCAAACAATCCTCCGGCAGCAAGAACGCATAGTCATAATCGAAGGCGGGCTCAGTCCCATGCGGCCCGAGACTCGCCCGCTTCTTGCTGAAGTTCCAGCGGTGTTTCGAGAGTTCAATCGCGAGTTGCAGGTCATACGCGGCGTTCACCGATCGCGCGTTCGGATGATCCTGCGACATCGAGGTGATGCGCTCGGCGCCGAGCTTTTGGAGAGCCAGATTCGCGATTTTGACTTTGCTGACGTCGAGCGACATCGATCACCTCAGTAGTGGTAATCCCCGATATGCTTCACCTCGAGCGTGGGATCACACCACGTCTCGATGCCCACCTTCGCCGCTTGCTCCGAGAACCACCGGTCATCCGTCATCGAGAGCCGGCCGTATGAATCCCACGTCATCCCGAACCACGGTTGCGGGATCCGCTTCAACGCCTCGACCTTGACCAACATGCAACCGAAGCCGATCGAGTGGCAGATAAACGGTTCATTCGGCATCATGGCGGGCTTTGCGAATTCGATCATGCCGTGATCGGTCAACATGGTGACCACCGTCTGTAGCGGCATTTTCCGCATGTTGTAGGCCGCGCCGATGATTCCCTTATCGGCGTTCATCAGCGCCCCCAACGCCCCAGGCGGAATCGACATATCGTTGTCGAGGATCCACACGTAATCGCAGTTCGCTTCGACCGCTTGCGTACAGCCCAGCCAGCGACCATGACAGCCGTAGGTGCTCGGGATGTCGGCCATCAGAAATTGCACGACACTCGAGAGGCTGAACATCTCGGACACCACATCCGGCAGCAACGACCCCTTGATCGTGCCGCCGTGCGGGAGGACCACCATGACGGTTGTGTGTGTCACTGAAATACGTCCTTGGACTCAGCGACCGCCCGGAGCGACAACTTCGGCGGTGGCACCCAGTCTTTCACGGCGACGGGAGTCTGCTTGGTCAACTTGATAATGGAGTCGACCGTCAACTCGGCCGGATTCTCTTGCCAGTCACCGGGCAACCACACCTTGTAGGTGATCGTGCTCGGGACCATGCGGTTTCCTTCTTTGACCACGGGACCGGGGACCGGCACCATCGCGTACGTGTCTTCCCAGACCACACCGGGGCCTTTGCGCTGTAACCGACGCAGGACGCCTTCTTTCTCTCGTTGCTTGAGATAGATTTCGTGCTCGCGCTGCAACTGTTCCTTGGTCTTGCGTGGGCCGACAATCGTCGCTGCGTCTGCCATGAGATCCTCCTAGTTAGAAAAAAGCCCAGCCCCGCGTTGCCACGAGACTGGGCCCTGTTTGCACTGACTCGCCATTAGGCGATCGGTGTGGTTTCTTTGGTGATGAGATACGCCTTGATCGCTTCCAAGCCGAGGAGCACCGCTTTCTTGTCCGCGTAAATGCTGTCAGAGACGCGAAGCTCCACCGCCTCAGAAGACGTCGAAGATCCTTCAGTCACCTTGCTCGCCACCTGTTCGCCCAGGATGATGCTATAGAAACGATCCGCCATTGGTCACCTCTAGTAGTGGCCGTGTTTTTGCCACGGCCACTGACAGGGTTGAGGGTTACTGCACGAAGTACACTTTCACTTGAACGGCGCCGGTTCCAGTCGTGACGTCTGTGGTCACAACGGTGAGGGCGACATCGTACATGGACTTCGGATCGGACGAAGCGCCAGCCGCTTCCCAGATCCGCTGGCTCTGCTTGGCGATAGTATTCACCGTCGACTCTCCGATCACGCTCGCCAGCGCGACGGCCGAGGCGCAATCGATGGCTGACGCGAAGAAATCTGCGTCGACCACCGCGCCCCCATCGGCGTTTGTCCGGTACAAACCGAGATCGAACTTGCCGGCTGTCTGCGCCCCGCTCTGGAAGTGGACATCCACCACGACGGCGCTCGACGGAATCTGGACCAGCCGGATGACTGACGTGATGCTCAGTGAAGCCGTGACGGAGGCCAGGTAGCCCACCGCACACTTGACCACCGCGCCCTCGCCCAAACCGGGGTTATTCAACACCCGAGGAGTGGCTTCCCGGTTCGTGATCGCCGTACTCTTCAGGGTAAGATCAACTGCCATTGGTCACCTCTTACTGTCTTGACGTTAAGGGTTTGTCCACAATTAGGCTCTGTAGCTCTCGATGTTGTAGACCTTGTTCTCTTCGATCCGTGTCGCGCCCACCGTCAAGTAGACGTAGGATTGATACGGCTCACCCTGCAGATCGTTCCGCTTGGAGATCGAGGTCGTGATGTCATTCCAGATGCCGAGGTGCATTCCGGACTTACACCACACGGGGACATCGACTTCGTTCGTGCCCGCCGCTTGCGCTTCGATCAACTCGCAATGCACCATCTCGATGCCGAGGAAACGATTGACCTTCCCGTCCTTCAACACGGGCTTATCCATCCCGTTGAAGTCCGACGAGATCACCTGCATTTCGGTCAAGAGGTTGGCTTCATCCTTGGCGGTGAGGCCGAGGTAGACCTGCTCCATATCGAAATCGACGAAATTCACGCCCATCTTTTCCTTGACATCGAGCATCTTCTGGACATTGAGCCGGCTGTTGGAACCACCGACGGCGACGTCCACTTCGTTGCCCGAGGTGAAGGAGGTTGAGGTCGCACCCTGCTCGCCCGTCTTGGCGGTGCCGGTGAAGGCATCGATGATCACGCGGTCGATCTTGCGACCAGCCGCGAACACGGCGTTCTGGGTGTACTTGGACTCGGGATCTGTCAAGAGACGGAGCTTATCGAAGGTATCAATCAACTGCGGGAGATCGCTGTCAGAGGGGAATACCCACCGACGATCGACGCTCGCATCGACCCGGCCCATTGGCTGGAATCGACCCGTGACGTCTTGCATTTCAACGGAGCCCATCTGATCGACGGGTGATGCTTGCTTACCGGTATAGTGACCCTCAGTCACCTTGTCCCGAAGTTTGCTGCCCTTGATCTGCAGCAACAACTGGATGTTGGAACTGAACGAAATCGTGTAATGGTTGGGGATGTTGATCGACATAGAAAGCCTCTTTCAGAAACCGCAAAAGGGTTTATGACTAGGGCTTTCCTGCCGCTCGCAGGGCCCGGTGACCGACTGTTCGGCCTCCGGTGTGGAGGTTCCCGATGGGAAAACTTGACTCTAGGTTACTCTCCTTAGATTATCGTGTCAAGGGGATTTCCTAGTTGACATCAGACAGAAAGTTTTTGCTGCCCACCGACGATCGGGACCGTCTGTTGGGTCGCGTTCAACTGCGCCACCATCGACCCGACTTGCGCGAACTTATCCGGCCCCATCACTTTGATGACCGCAATAATCCACATCGCCAGATGCGCCTCAACCCGCTGCCCGTTGGGGAGCGTCAATCCCATCATCATGCCGAAATTGCTGTTGCTCATAACGCCATGCTCCCAGGATAGGCGATCACTTCCAACTGCCGAACCTTCTCACGCGCTTGCTGGCGCACTTGTGGATCCGGGCTGTCGAACATCTGCGCGTGTTCCCGGCTCGCACGAAGTTCCTCGAGCGCGGCTTTGGCACTTTCCGCCGACATTCCCTTGAATCCGTTGCCACCTTGGGACTTGAATCCGGCCGGCTTGCCGTCCTCGATCGCCACCTTGGACCCGATCTTGTGCAAGAGTTCCAGCGTGCGCTTTGGCCCGAGCCCACTCTTGAAGACGTCGAGATCCTTTTCCTCGAGCCCCAGTGCTTCCGCAGCCCGATTCACCACTTCAAGGTTCTCGTCATAGCTGTCCTTCCACGCGGTCTTGAGCGCGGCCAGTTCTTCAGCATTGCGCGTGGTCTGTTGCTGCGTCTGGGCCTCCTGCAGCCCTTTCACATGCGCGTTCCACGCCTCGCTAATCACGTTCACTTGATTCTGGGACAGCCCCGCCTTGTGGAAGATCGGTTTGAACGCGGTCGCCAGTTCGCCCTTGTCGCCTTCGGGCAGCTTGACCGTGTAATCATTCGGGGTCTTCGGCCGGCCGAGCTTGTCATAAATCGGTTCCCACTCTTTGGCATCGCCACTCTTCGGAATCTTGACCACCGAGTTCAAATCGCCGGTCAGCTTTTCCAGATTCCGATACGACGTAAACTGATCATTCGGGGTTTTCCAGCCACGTTCTTTGATCGTGACCAGCGCGTTGTCGTCGTAACCAATGGCTTTCCAATGGGAGTCGCCCCACGCCTGTCCCGCAGCCGGAAATGTGACGCCGGTAGCTGCAGCACCGTCGCCACCAGCAGCAGGAGGAGGGCTACCACTACCAGGAGAAGCTGCGCCGCCACTCCCAGCGCCCGCCCCACCGCCGTCTGCATTGCGAAAAAGCCCTTTGTGAACGAACATCGTTTACTCTCCTTGGTTGGTTGGGAGTTGCTTGTTGCCATAGATGGCCCAGAGTTGGTCTTCGCTTAATCGCAAGTGTTCTTGGATCCGTAACCACACTTCGCGCCGGCCCACGAGGACGTCCGAGAGCCGGGGATCCTGCAGATACGTCGACTCGTTCGCGCGACAAAATTTTGCCAGGTCTTCGAGGACCATACGGCCAGATTCCGTCTTGGGATCGAGGGCCCGGAGATAGGCCAGTTGACGAAGTTTGAGAAAGCCACGGGCTTTTTCGTACCAGTTGACCACGGATTCGACGGCACTCATTTAGGCTTGGGGAGCACAGTTTTCATGACGGCAGACGCGGCGGGCGCCATCTCAGCCATCGCCTGTTGCTGTGCGGCTTGGGCCCGTTGCTTGCGCTTCTCCGCAATCTTGGCTGGGCTCGCCATCCACTTCGTCGGCACCGCTTGAATATCGGCCAACTCGGGGACTGCGGTGTCCATATCGAAGTTATCGAGCGGCGTGGGGTCACCCGTCAACTGGACATAGTTCGTACAGTATTCCATCGTCCGCAAAAACCCGGCTGCATGTTCGGCCCTTGCCATGCGGGACAAGGGCGAATCGTACCGCACCGTATATTCCCCTTTGGCCTCTAGGAGAGCGGGGGGCATTGGTGGGACGAGTCGTTGTCTGACGAGTAAATCAATTTCGCGATCGATCATGGGGCCGAGCGATTCACTTTGCTGACGGCCCATTGTCGGAGAGAGGAGGGCACCCTTCTCTCGGGCGCGTTCAATGACTTCGGTCGCGGTCATCTGTGGGGACTCAACAAGAATCTGGAAGAGGGTCACGAGGAACCAGTCGTTGATGACGTGTTGCTCGATCGCCATGAGCTTGTCGCCAATGGCAATGTTTCCTGTGGGCAGCGTGTGTACCATCGGCTTGCCCTCTGCGTTCACACCGCCCGCGTTGATGGCCCCTGGACGCATCGAGAACGTGTCGACAATGCCGTCGTCGTGGGCGAGGAGGACGGGATCGACGGTGCGGTGCCCTTGTTTCAGCACCGTCTTTTTCATTTCGTTCAACGTCTTGATGCTTGGGAGCGCGAACATCGCAGGAGAACGGCCGTAAGTTTCCCCAGGCGTGGTGACGTACCGAGAAATGGAATACGGATTTGTATGGTATCCCCCCTCTTCAACGGTACATTTCCCGGTAAGTGACACGTAACATGAATAGAATTCCATTCCGTCGTAATCGAGCCGATCAGGGTCATATTTTGCGGCGTCTCGAGGAGCGACTTTATGGATGAACCAATGTTCTTTCGTGTGCGCGTCGGGCTTTGTGATTTCGGCACTGAACACCTCGGGTAAATGGTCGAGTCCGAATCGCTCGACCGCTTGTTCGGTGGTGAAGGGGAATCGACGATATTGCCGGTCGATGATCCCCTGGTGGTTCTCAAAGAAGTACATCTGCCCAAGGTGACAGGCCGCATAGCGTAAGCCTTTCTCCCCGTTCATCCCTTGGAGTTGATCGGTGTAGATCGAACCGGTACCGAACGCGCCCAGCATCATGTAGTCTTCGTGTTTTTGACTCGCGAAGTTGGCTTTGGGGGCGTATCGGTAGCGGAACAAGGCTTTCGTCAAGTCGTCGAACCAGAGTCGGGTGGCGCGGTCTTTGAGGAGGTACTCGTCACTCGGAATCGCTTGATGCCACGTCGAATTGCGGGGCGTCAGCATCGATTCCATCGCAGCCGCAAAACGAGTCAGAGCAAGAGCGGCGGTAGAGTCCACCATCTCGTGGGTGTTCTGTTCGCCTTTGGTGAGGCTGGCGCGATTCTGATTGCCAAACTGGTTGGCGTAATTTGGAAGCACGCGAAGGGCGATCTGTTCCCAGTTGGACTCGAGGTGCCCACGCAACTGCGCGGCCGACTCTTGTTCCTTGATCACCTTCAGTGCGTTTTCGTCAGAATCTTTTTTCGGCATCTATCGGTACCTATGGACCACCAGGGGCCAACTCGTCAGCTTCTCCATCCCATCGGGCGCCGGATCGCACCGGCATTCGATCGTCAGCGTGTGGTCCTCTTCATCGATCTCGCCGTCATCGTCGACCGGGCATACATGAATCGCGGATCGCTTTTTGAAAATTGCCCATTTCATTACAGAGCGGGGGTTGCATTCTTTTGGTCCTGCATCCGGCTCTCCCCTCCGTGCTGACCCCCGCTACACTCCTGAGAGATACGTCTGGGCGTTGGCTTGTGCTTTGCGTTGGGCTTGGGGATCGGTCAAAAACGTCGCCGCGCGCCCTTGACGATACGCGGCGTCTCGACGTTTCTTGTCGGCGGCTGCGGCCACCTCTTCATCAGAAATCTTCGGCGCCGGGGGCGGTGGCGTGGGAGACGGGCCCCCTCCAAACATCGCGCCCATTAGCTGAGTGCTCCGAGTCGGGATTCTTGTTCTTCGCCCA